CATATTATTTAAATGGGTATCCTAGGTTCCACATCACCAATGAATACCTCGTTCCTTTAGTTACAGGTTTTACACGGTGCCATACAAATGATGGAAACACAATGATAGATCCTTTAGGTAATATTTCTTTTGCTTGTTTCAAATGTTTAGCTTCTTCTCTCATATGCGGATCATAGTTTCTAAAATCAAATTCTAGTTCTCCACCTTCATATTCTGAACCATCGGTTAATTGACAAGTCATAGATAGCTTTCGAACTTTACCATTGTCTGGACCTTCTTTTTTATAAGGCTTATCCCAGCTGTCCTGGTGCCAATCGTAAAACTGCTGGAGTTTATATTTTGTAAACTGACAAGATTCACTTCTATCCCATTCAAAATTCCATCCTGCATTTTTATTAGCTTCATGTATGTAAGGATGTAATTCTTTAAAAATCCAAGTATCATTTAACCAAACTAAATCAGAGTTTCTTTTTCTTTTCATATCTCTAACTTGATCTTTAGTTAATTCTTTATCACCGTATCCACCTGTTCGTGCCATGGTTTCTGCTTGTGTTAATCCATGTTTTATAATGTCATCACAGATTTTTGGAGGTATCGCTGATTTAAAATACCAGTAATAATTAGATATATTCATAAGTTATAGTTTGTACAAAATTCAAACTATCTTTCTGATTATTAGTTATGTAATACATATTCGTTGATGGAAACATTATGAACATATTATTTTTAAGTTCTATATCCCAACTTCTTCCTTTACGTCTGTTATCTTCATAATGTATTCTAACAAAACAATCTTTAACTTTAACGCCGTAAAGCATAGTAAAGTCTGGAGAGTTACGTAGATCCACCGGATCAATATTTAATAAAGGAATTGTTGTCTCATTGGGTTTATAGATATTTCCCCAAGTTGATTTGTTAACTAAATTGATACCATGTTCAAGACCAATAAAGTCTCTCATATATGTGTTTAACATATCCCAAGTTCTTGAGAATGGAAATTCTTTAGCGTTAAAAGTTGATTGTAAAATATCGTTGGTAAGTTTTTCTTGGTCTATTTCAAAACCTTTCGGCATATCAATGTCGCCGTAAAATAAACTCTGTTCTGTTAATACTTGTCTCTGCATACCACCACCATTTTTAATTTATGCTTTGCTGTCTGTCAAGTCCCAAGTTGTATTAGTTTCATTCCAATTGTAAGACCACATATGAGTGTCTGCTTCATTTTGTGAAGTCTGTTCTTCTGTTAATGCTGGTGCATCACCGATTGGTGATTTCCAAGAAGCTGATGCATTATGTTTTACCCAAGATGCATGAGGTTTTTTAGGCCAAAAGATATTATCATCTTCGTCCCAAGTATAACCTATACCTGCGTAATTTCCTCTAAAAGGTGTTCCACCATTTCTATGAGTTCCACCAGATGTATTGTAAGATGTTTGAATCCACATCTGTGCTGGCCAGTTGTTGTGAGTTTCTAAATATTGTTGACCTACAGATTCATCCTCAACGCCGTCCGCGTTCAGCATATCACCATTATTCAAAGTTAATACTTGAATAACTTTACTGTTAGATCCTAGTTTTGCAAAATGTGCCATAATTATTCTCCTTATATCTTATTTATTGTTTGTTGTAAATACCATATTAATTTTGGAATTTGTATCTTATTATAACAATTCCTGAACCGCCAGAGCCACAAGTAAAGATATTATTACCACAACCTCCACCTGCACCACCAGTATTGGCTGTTCCAGCTCCTGTGGGTTGAGAAGGTGATGTTGCACCACCTTGACCACCACCACCTAAACCACCTGTGCCGTGACTTCCTCCAGCGTGAGCTGCACCTCCACCACCACCTGAAAAATATTGTAAACCACCTGAAGGTTGACCATTTGTACCTACAAATGCAGTTGGAAAACCAGTACCATTTCCTCCATTTCCTGCAGCAGGACCGCCGGGAACAGATTCGCCAGCAACTGAAGCCCCACCTCCACCACCAGCTCCATTAGGACCTGAACTAGTTCCACCATTTGTTCCTTGAGGTGGACTAACTGGAGGTGTATTACCTGCTCCACCTGCTGTATTACTATCTCCACCACCACCAGATCCACCTGTAGTACAAACTCCTGGAGTACCATTTCCACTTCCACCTCCACCTCCAGCCGATGTAATTGTTGTTGAACCTACAAAACTTGTTGATGAACCTTTTTCACCAGATGTTCCATTAGTACCAGGTCTTGGTCCACCTCCACCTATTGTTACTGGATATCCTGTTGCAGTTACTGCTAGTCCTCCAGTTGCAGGACTTGGAAAATTATTTCTTAAACCACCTGCTCCACCACCACCTGCTTGATCTCTTCCACCTGCTCCACCACCAGCTACTACTAAATATTCAATTGTTGTTGAACCTAATGGATTACCTATTGCTGAAACTGTAAAAGTTCCTGATCCTGTAAATGTATGAATTTTATAATCACCACTAGTTGTTGGTGTTCCACCTGTTGCTGTAACATACGCAGGTTCTAATTCAATATCACTTAAAGAAGATGTATCTGTTGCTTTCCAACCTTGTGTTCCATCTACATATACTAAAGTTACTGCTGAATTTTCTTGTGCAATAGTTAAATCTGCCGCTGCTCCGTTAATGTTTGAACTGTTTCTGCCAATTGTAATATTATTTGAATCTGCTGTACCTGCATAATCTGAAACTGCAACCACATCTCCAGCACTAGGTGACGCTGGTAGTGTTACTGTAATTGCTCCACTTGTTGTATTTACAAAATAACCTACACCACTTACTGCTGTAAAATCTCCAGTCTTTGCAGTTGTATCCCAAGACACTGCACCGGTTGCGCCGAACCCGGCCGCCGTACCACTGTTCGTGATTGTTACACCTGCGGGAATTGTGAATGTATCACCACTGTCCCCTAATGTCGTTGTACCACACGCGGTTCGCGGGGTTAATTTATTTACTTTTATTTCACTCATAATTTTTTCCTATTGAAATTTGTACCTTATAATAACTACTCCTGAACCACCAGTTCCACCATCATCTCCGTTGTTACCACCGCCACCAGCTCCTCCACCAGTATTAGCTGTTCCACTACCACCTTGACCACCAGCAGTTATACCTCCACTACCTGAACCATATTGTGCAGTTCTACAAAGAAGTGAAGGAGCTCCTGATACACAAAGAGGAAATATTCCACCTCCACCACCTGGATCAGCTCCACCACCTCCACCACCGCCTGCTCTTTTAACTGGTGAAGCTGTTATAGATGAAGTTGCACCAACAGCACCAGCTCCACCTCTAGTATTACTAACAACGCCTGCAGCTGCTGAACCTGCTCCACCACCACCTGTTCCAACTTGTGGACTTGATTCATTTGGACTTCCCGGATTATTTCCACCATTATTTCCTTGAGAGGGACTAACTGGAGGAGTATTACCTGCTCCGCCAGATAAAGGATTTGCTTTTCCAGGTCCACCACCAGAACCTCCTGAATTTCCAGCATCTCCTGGTCCACTACCACCTGCACCACCACCAGTACTTGTTATTGTACTAAAAACTGAATTTACACCATTTGTATTTATTGAACCTCCGCCTCCTACTATAATTGAATAGCCTTGAGCTGAAACAGCTAAAGCTGATACAGCACAGTTTTGTGAAGGAAGTCCAATGGTATATGAACCTGATGCACTTCCTGAAGATTCTCTATAACCACCAGCTCCACCACCACCACCACCATTAGAACTTGATGAAGGTCCACCACCACCACCACCAGCTATTACCATATAATCTACTGTTTCTGATCCTAAACGATTACCTACAGAACAAACTGTAAAAGTTCCCGGACCTGTAAATGTATGAATTTTATAATCTCCTGAACAAGTTATTGTTCCACCTGTTGCTGTAACAAAAGCTGGTAATAATCCTGCTTGTCCTGTTGATTCAGCTGTATTTATCCAACCTTCTGTTGCATCTACATAAACTAAAGTTATTGATTGACCTTCAGTTTGAGCTACAAAATTAGCGGCTACACCACCTACTTTTTCTGAACCATTAGGTGTTATTGTTAAATTATTTGTTTGAAAAGTTCTTGTATAATCTGCAAAAGCTATAACATCTCCAGCTACACCCGCTGGTAAGTTAGCTGTTACTGCACCGCCTGATGTATTTATAAAATAACCTACTCCTGCTACACCTGTAACAGTAGTTGTTTTTGCAGTTGTATCCCAACTAACCGCTGAATATGTTTGACCAAAACCGGATTGCGAAGCGCCGGCTGCTAAAGCAACTGTATCTCCACTCGCACCAATAGTAACTGTATTACCAACTTCTTTGATAATATTTTTACCTGCTGCTGTGTTTTGTACGTTGTTTACTTTTATTATACTTGTCATAATTATTGAAATTTGTATCTTATTATTACTATACCAGAGCCGCCGGCACCTCCAGAAGCTATAGGAGCTCCGCCGTTTCCACCACCACCACCACCGCCACTTCCAGTATTAACTGTTCCAGCTACTGCTGTTGTATTATCTTTTGTTCCATTTCCACCACCACCTGATCCACCTGTTCCAATAACTCCACTCGAAGCTGCAGCTGCACCACCACCACCACCAGCTCTAGTTGTTGGTGTTCCGTTAATTGAACTTACTGCGCCTGCTCCACCAGGTCCACCTGTTCCTCCAGGATTAGGAGAAGGAGAACCATTACTACCTATAGCTCCAGCTCCACCACCACCACCGCCAGCTTCATTTGTTGTTCCTGTTCTTCCTGAACCATCTCCACCATCAAAACCTTGAGAAGGACTTACGGGGGGAGTATTACCTGTTCCACCTACTTGAGGAGAACCACCTCCATCACCATGACCTCCTCCACCAGATCCACCAGGTCTACCTACATATGGAACAGTTTGTCCTCCACCAAATCCACCACCTGTTGATGTAATTGCAAATCCACTTGAATCAACCCCATTTGCTGCCGGGGAAGCAGAAGTCATCCCCGCTCCACCACCACCTACCACAATTGGATAGCCCTGTGCTGTAACAGGTAGTCCACTAGCAGTTCTATAACCACCGGCTCCACCACCACCACCTTCTTCACCGCCACCACCGGCTCCACCCGCTATTACTAAATATTCTATTGAATTTGAACCTGAAGGAGTTCCAGCATTTGTAACTGTAAATGTTCCTGGACCTGTGAATGTGTGGACTTTATAATCTGTACAAACGGTTGTTATTGTACCACCTGTTGCTGCTATATAGGGAGGTATTCCTCTAACATTAGAAGTTGAATCCATTGTGTTAATCCAACCTTGTGTAGCATCTACATAAACTAAAGTTACTGATTGTCCTTCTGTACTTAAAGTTGCACTTTGATTTATTGAACCAATTTTATCTGTTCCATTTGGAGTAACTGTGACATTATTAGTTTGCCAAGTTGCTGCATAATCGGCTACTGATATAATATTACCTGCGACACCTGCTGGTAGATTAACTGTTATTACTCCTGCTGTTGTATTAACAAAATATCCATTACCATTTACTGCTGAAAAAGTTGCAGTTTTTGGAGTTGTATCCCAATTTACAGTTCCTGTTCTACCGAATCCTGTTTGCGTACCATTATTTACAACAGTAGTTCCAGTTGGAAAAGTAATAGTATCACCACTTGCACCAACTGTTAAATCAGTTCCGCATTGTGGTTCAATTGCATTTACTTCTATTTTGCTCATTAGACAATTACCAACGTTCCGGTTACTGTGATTACATTGGGGAAAGTGACTGGTCCAGCGAGAACCGCAGATTCTATAACTATATTTTTATTATCAATAACTTCCGCATGAGTATAAATTTGCTCTGCACCTGGTTTATTACCTATATATATTTCATTATAGTAACTCATTTATAAAAACCTAACTTGTTGTACTT